CGGCTCCGGCTCTGCCACCTGCTCCGGCTCTGCCACCGGCTCTGCCACCGGCTCTGCCGCTGCCTCTGCCTCTGCCGCTGCCTCTGCCTCTGCCTCTGCCTCTGCCTCTGCCTCTGTCGTGGCAGAGGCAGAGTCAGCGGCAGCGGCAGCGAGATCTGCGGCTATCTTCAGCGATTTGGCGAGGCTCATTGTGTCCTTTTCGACATCCTCGCGCGCCTTCTTCAACGCTGTGTTCATTTCATCCTCCATACCACCCTGAGCCTGAGGCTCAGCCGCAGCCGGAGCAGGAGCCGGAGCAGGAGTTGGAGCCGGAGCAGGAGTTGGAGTTGGAGTTGGAGAAGTTTGCTCTTCGGACGCCGCCCCCAACTCCTCACCCTCCCGGTTCGTGTCGATCGTAGTGCTGTCTTTGGGGACGTTGGTGCCGTCAGTCCCCACTTCGTCACCCGCATCCGCATCCGCATCCGCATCCGCATCCGCACCATCCTCCTCACCCGGCTTATCCTCATCCGCACCACCACTTAGAGATGAATATGCTTCAACTGTATCTCTTGAACGTTTCGTTCTACGACGGGGTGCTTTTCTCGAGTATTTCCTGCGGGCAGTTCTATTAATGCGTCTCCTTGATTTATTCTTACGGGTATTTCTTCTAGTAGTTTTTCTATTGATACGTCTCCTTCTCGTATTCCTACGGGTTTTCTTTCTACCCACAGTTCTCCTCTTAGATACCCTTCTACGGGAAGAACTCTTTCTATTTTTTGAGCTGTAATTTCTTCTAACTCTTCTGGTTGTTCTTGCCATCTATTTATAATATAATAAATATTATTTTTTCAAAAAAGTGATAAATCAACATCCAAACATATTTCTTTATTTTTAGAACGCAAAATATCTCTTATATTATCCTTTGATATATTACCATGTTTTACCATATATACTGCTACTATTAGAGGTGAAATTGTTAATCCATTATAACAAAAAATTAAAATATTACTTGAATCTTTATTTTCATGTATGTAATCAGTTATTTTATTCATATTTTCTTTTAATAAATATAAATCTTTTCCAGGATCCAAATTTGGACTTAAAGGAATTCGCAATTTCTTTATTTTTGGTAAATCCAGAAAAGCTTGATCGATAGTACAATTAATAACGATATTAATTAAATTATCTTTATAAAAACTATCATCATAAGCACCATTAATATCTGAAACCCAAATACCTGATAATAATTCTGTTAACATTTAAATTTGAAACTATTTAAAATTTAATTTTAAAACTTTAAAGGAAATGGATTTTAATGAACATTATGATTTTATGACACAAATCGAAGAATCAAAAAATATAAAAGATGAAAAGAATTGTTGTGAAATAAAAGATAATTATCAAATCGATCAAGGTATTATTAAATGTAAAATTTGCTCAAATACTATTAGCAATATTACAGACGGTCCTGAATGGAGATATTATGGAACAAGTGATACTAAAGGAGTTGATCCAACAAGATGTGGTATGCCAGTAAATACATTATTGCCTGAATCTTCTGTTGGTTCTTCAATATCATATGGACGGAATACGAAAACTATGAATCAAATACGTAAATATCAGCAATGGGGAGGGATGCCTTATAAAGAAAGAAGTTTATATAAAGTATTCCTTGAAATACAGCGGTGTTGCAAAGAGAATGATTTGCCACCAATTATTATTAATGAAGCTAAGTCTATTTATACAATTGTATCAAGTACAAAAATATCTAGGGGAGCAAATAGAGAAGGGATTATAGCTGCATGTGTATACTTTGCTTGTAAAGATTGTAATGTTCCACGGAGTTCAAAAGAAGTTGCCGAGATCTTTAATATTAATGGAACCGTTATGACAAAGGGAGTTAAAAAATGCCAAGAAATTATTCACATGAATAAAAAGAATAAAAAAAGATTAACAAATAATAAATCAATAAAACCAGAACATTTTATTGATCGTTTTTGTAATAAACTAAAAATGGAAGAAAAAGACGTTCATACTATTAGTGAAATATGTAAAGAATCTTTAAAAAATAATATAATATCAGAAAATACTCCTCCGTCGATTGCCGCAGGTTGTATATTCTATTACATTAAAAAAAAGGAAATGGATATTTCTAAAAAAGATATTTCTGATATATGTATTATCTCAGAAGTGACAATTAATAAATGTTGTAAAAAATTAGAAATGAATGATAAATTATTTTGCGAAATATTGAAGAACAAAAAAGATTGATGCGATAATAAATGCCTTTAATAATATCCCTGTAACTTCTTCTTTATCAGTTTCAATATTATAAAAAAATGGAACTGATTTAAATTTCATTACTTCATTTATTGGTTCTAAACTAAACATAACAGTAAGAACTAAAACAACAATCGCATCTTTAGCATAATATAACATTTCTTTAATTTTTTCAATCGGATTTTCTTTTAATTCCTGTTCTTTTTTCTTTTCTTCGATAAGTTCTTGTTGTTCTTGATGTTGTCTTTCAGCCATTAACCTTTGTTCATGCATATGTTGTTGTTGTCTCATTTGATGTTCCATCATCATCCTTTGTTCGTGTTCTTGTTGTTTCATTAACATTTGTTTCTCTTCATCTGTTAATTGTGGCATTTTTTGTTGAGATGGAACAGTTTGTTTAGGTTTCCCAGTGTTTAAATCATTAATAATAGAATCAACCATAGAGTTTTCTTCTGATGATAATTTATTTCCATTAATATCATTCATAAGATCTTCAATTTGAGTACCAGCTTTTTCCCCCATTTATGATTTAACTAAATAATTATTTAAATATATAAACGTAGTTATATACTTACTGTATTGATTGATTTTAAACATTTGTCTGATAAAAACAAACCTATGATTAATCCTAAGATTATAGAAATGATATATTTGAGGTATAATTTATAATCCATTTATTAATATGATTGTATATTTTTTTTAATAATAATATTATTATCACTTGTAATATAATTATAGCCAACTACTAAACATATTGTTAAAAATAAGACTTTTGAATCTATAAAATTATTGAACATTTATATTATCACTTTTTTTTTTATTGTAATTTTTATAAATAACTTTAGGATTCTCATATCCGTTTAAAGGAGGGACTTTAGGTTGCTTATTTAATAAAGATAAATTATTAGAATAAAATTCTGAACATGTATTAAAACCTTCTGTGATAATATTACTATTTAAAATTATAATTAATAAAATAAATAGAATTAGTTTCATATACTTAATAAAATATTAAAAAAAATGTCAATTCATTCTGATATGGAAATATTACTTTCTGATATGTTAAGTGGTGATGAATCTCCATATGGAAAACTTATTGAAAAAGGAGAAGATAATTCATATTATCATGGATTCGGTATTCATTTATCGAGACAAGTTGATAACAAAGAACATTATTATAATTTACTAATGGGTGTTGTAGATAAATTTAAAGAATTGGATGATAAACAAAAAGAAATGCTTCAAAATAAAATGGAAATATTTCCGAAAACAGTTTATAAAGAGAAAATTGTTTATAAAGAAAAACCAATAAAAACTAAGAAGAGTAAACCAAAATTGAATACGAGAGATGATTATTAATTGTCTTCTTCATCTGAAGAAACTAGAAGAAACTTATCAAGTTCTATCATAGGAGTTTTTCTTTTTCTTTTTTTAAGATTTTTTACGTTTTCTTTAAGAATAATTAGATTTTCAGGTTTTCTATAAAAGTTTAGTTCATTATAAAATCTTAAAATATGTTCAATATTATCAATCCACCATTCTTTATCTCTTTTAACAAGTGTACATTCGTATCTTGAAATGAACCACCATTTAGCTTCAACAAATTTATGTCCTTCTTTTTCTATCTTAGTTTTATTTTCTTCTATCCATATCTGATACATACTATCCGATAAGTTCAAACGAGGGTATAGATAACTCATTTTATTTTCATTTGATTTAATGTATGTTAAAGTACAACCTTTAGGGAAATTAATAGCAGTTCTACCCCAACTATTTTGAAGGGTTGATTCATTAATAAAATTATCTTTTGAATATTCTTCAAAATCTTTATATTCTTCTATTTTTACTTGAAAGAAGTCGCATTCATCTAGATCACATACTTCTAATTGTCCTTGAACTTGCATAGCATAATGAGGGGGGACTGTTTTTGTAAATTTCCTTTTGGGAGGACATTTAATTTCTACCATCCTTCCTACATATTCATCATTTCCATTATTATCACATATTCCATCTGGAGATGCTCCAAATGCTTTGAATAACGGATGAGGGACCATTCCAAAATCAAGTACTTTAACTTTGAACATTTCTTCATAAAATGCGATAGCAATATCTTCATATTTTACACCCCATTCTGTAATTGGATTTGCTTCATAAGGTTGTTCTTCTATTTTATTTAAAATTAATTCTTCTCTCGAAGTAAAATGACATTTTCCAATAGCTGCTGCTAATGAACTAGCAGTTAATTTATCTCGTCTCATTTCATACCATTCTGGAGACCTTTGGTCAGGAAGTTTTAACAACTTAAGTTTTTCTAATTTAATTTTTCTTTCACTATAGATTTTTTGAAGGTTATTAAAATGATTGTAGTAGTGTTCAACTATATTATCAATAACATATTTATCTGGACTCGCCGGTTGAATATTATATATCATGTATAGTCCCTCTAAGATGAAAATAAGACCTTCTGTAATATTATTAATGATATATTCTTGAATATCATTTTTATTTATAATCATATAATTATTTGCTTCCATATTTATAATAATCTTTCTTTTATTATTAAATATTAATAATTCAAATTTGAATTTAATTATTTTTTAATAATAAAAGAAAGATTATCCAATAAATATGAATTCTGTAAAAGTAGATAAGGATGTAAATAATGAAGAAGACGAAAAAAAAGAATTTAATTGTATTGAGTGTTCAAAAATTATTAATGGAAAACCATGGATTAGTGTTTGTTTTCCCGATGATGATTATACTGTTCATGCTTGTAATTATTTATGTGCTAGAAAGTTAAAGTATCATGTGGGTGTTGGATATTGGGATAATGTTGTAAATAAAGAAGATTTTAATACTCTTTTAATTCCTGTAAATACATTTAGGAATACGAAAAATAATGACATAACGACTAATTTTCATAGAGAAGAAATTATTGAAGAAATCTTAAAGGAGGATAAGAGGATTAGTGATATTGAAAACGAATATAATAATGATATGAATGAGCATACGGAAGATGATTATTAATAATATATAGTATTAATTTAAAAATGGAGGAAATTAAAGGAGACGAATGTTTTAAAGTACTAGATAAATCACAATATATTATTTTTTATTTTACAGCTAGTTGGTGTGGACCATGTAAGCGTATTTATCCTGAATTATTAGACATTATTAAACAACTCGATTCTGAAAAAATATTAATGTTTAAAATTGATATTGATGAGGAGGATAATAATGAAATATGTGAAAAATGTAATATATCATCAGTCCCTTCTTTTTTATTATTTAAAGATAGAACATATATAGATCGAGTTAAGGGGGCAGATAAGGAAAAAATAATTAATATGATAAATACAAAATGTATAAATAATATTACGAAAGATAATTAAAGATAAAAATTAAATATTATATAATAATGGACGAAGAAAATAAAACTACCCTATCATTTGATAACCTTAATTTAAAGGATAACCTCTTACGAGGGATTTATTCTTATGGATTTGAGAATCCATCCAAAATCCAGTCTATGGCAGTACCTCATATTATGAGTGGGAAAGATTTAATTGCCCAAGCTCATTCCGGCACAGGAAAAACTGGTGCCTTTTCAATCGGATGTTTACAAAATATTGATGAAACTAAAGAAGAATCTCAGGTATTAATTATTAGTCCGACACATGAATTAGTTCATCAAACTACTGAAGTTATTAAAGAAATTAGTAAGTATCAAAGTGTAACATATATGGAAGTGATTGGGGGGACGAATGTAGATGAATGTAGGAGAGGTCTTGATAAAGCACCACAAATTTTAATTGGAACGCCGGGGCGTATATTAGATATGATGCAGAAGAATTATTTATTTACTAATAAAATCCATACAGTTGTTTTTGATGAAGCAGATGAAATATTATCCTCTGGGTTTCAAGAAACAATACATAGTATTATTCGATTTATTTCTAAAGAAACACAGATATGTTTGTTTAGTGCAACTATACCTGATGAAGTATTAGATTTAACAAGTAATTTTATGAATAACCCCGAGAAGATTTTAGTTAAAAAAGAAGCATTGACATTGGAGGGGATTACTCAATTTTATATTAATATTAAAGTAAATGATTGGAAATATGAAGTTTTAACAGATTTATACGATACGATTAATATAGCTCAATGTATTATTTATATTAATTCTAAAAATAAATTAATGGATGTATATAATTCATTAACTAAAGATAATTTCCCTGTAGCATGTATACATGGAGAAATGGGAGGGAATGAAAGGAAAGAAGTTATGGAAAATTTTAGGAGCGGGCATTCTCGTATTCTTTTATCAACTGATTTATTATCTAGGGGAATTGATGTACAACAGTTATCTTTAGTTATTAATTTTGATCTTCCAAAATCAAAAGAAACATATATTCATAGAATTGGTCGAAGTGGGAGATATGGTAGAAAGGGAGTAGCTATTAATTTAGTAACTGATAGAGATATACAGTATTTAAAAGAAATAGAAAGTTTCTATGAAACACAAATTAGTGAAATGCCAAGTAATATTGCTGATATTATTGGTGGAATTTAATTGAGGAATATTTTATTTAAAAATATAATATTTAAGAATATTCGCGCGTATATATGATATAAATAATATTTTACTTACAATTAAATGGATGATATAAATGTTAATTTTGATAATGAGGATAAAAAAATAAATCTTGATGGAGATACAGGTGAAGCATCTATTAATTTAAAAAAAGATGATAATACTATGTTGGGTGTAGAATTATTGGCAAATCAACAGGCGTCTAAGATAGAATTGAATGTTGTTGAAGAAATAGGAGGCGGTGGTGGATATTCAAGTGGAGAAGATTCAGTTAAGAAAGTAAATACTGTTGATAGAGAAGATTATGATTTTTTTAATGATAAAAAAGAAGAAACATCGGTTCCAATAGAACCCGAAACAAAGAATGTTCAAATACCTATTGATGATCCTATGATAAATACAATGAAAGGTGATGAAAATGGAGGATTCAAAGCCATACATGCTATGAATGCTCAGGAAATTAAGAATGAAAAAATTGATTTGATATATAAGTTTAAGAAATTAGAGAATCAGGGCATAAGGACAACTATGAATTATAATATGAATTCTAATTTGGAAGATATGAGAAATGAATACTTAAAATTGAAAAAACAACGTGAAGTTGATAACTCAATTAAGTTTCAAAGAAAAGTTATGATGGCGGCAATTACAGGATTAGAATATTTAAATAATAAATTTGATCCATTTGATATTAAGTTAGATGGATGGTCCGAGTCTATTAATGAAAATATATATGATTATGATGAAGTATTTGAAGAATTATCTGAAAAATATGGCGGACAGTCTGAAATGTCTCCCGAAATTAAGTTATTAATGATGTTAGGAGGTAGTGCTTTTATGTTCCATTTAACAAACACAATGTTTAAATCATCTATTCCTGGTATGGATGATATAATGAAACAAAATCCAGATTTAATGAAACAATTTGCTCAAGCCGCTGTAGGTTCAATTGGAAAACCCGAGCAACCTCAATATGAAGCACCTCAAATGAGAGAACAGGTACAACAGGTTAGACCGGAACCGGGTCCTCCACAGCAAAGTAATAACAGTATGCGCCCTGAAATGGAGGGACCAAGTGGATTAGATGATATAATTAATCAAATGAATCTAAATCCGAATGAAATACCTGATTTGGATAATTTATCATTAATGAGTGGAGATACAGATAGAAAAAGTAATATGAGTGGTGGACTTACATTAAATTTGTAATGTTTTGATCATTCTTAACATCATTAAGTAATTGTATTGCTTCATTTATTTTTTCATTATTAGATGTTTCGTCATCATTATTTTCTTCTTCATCATCATCATCATTTAATAATTCAGCAATTATAATAATAAATATAATTGTTAGAACTATTGCTTTTAAAATATCTCTTGTAGCCATAAAAAATGCGCAAAAGATAAAAAATCTTCTTAAAAATTTATTATCAATAAATTTTTTTTGGGATGGAGTTAATTCTCCTATTATAAAACGACCTCCTATGGTTAATAGAATCATCATAAATCCTATAAAATATTTATTTTGATTCATATCATCAATAAAACCTTCAATCATTTATAATTATAAATAATAAAAAAAATATATTTCATAGTAATATATCGGATGGTTAATTCAAAAGGATGTTCATTAACCGAAGCATTTGGCGACGGTTCCATATCAAAGAAAAAGAAAAAGAAAAAAATAATAAGAGAAGGTTATGAAGAAAATGGGAAAATGTTAGAATTTTTTCCACCTGAAGAAAGTATATCAAAAGACACTTTTACTACATCGAGTACTGTCGATGTTGAAACTTCTCAAAAAATATCAAGTGATCCTGGAAAGGTATTAAATCCGAATGAAGAAGTAGAAGAATTAAAAGAAAAACTAAAAATTTATGATAAAGAAAAGAAGGATCTTCAAGATTATTATAAAAGACAACTTGATAATTATAAAAAAGCCCATCATGTAGAAAATTTTGCTAATTTTAATGATGATTTTAATGATGTCCTTCTCTTCGCATTATTGGGATTTTTTTATTTAATATTTACTGATTATGTATATAAATTAGGGAAAAAATCATATTAAACCTTTTGATTTCTGTTCAATAGACCTTAAGTCTCCTTCATTATATATGAAATTTCCGGAAGGCTTATATTCATCAATTAATTTATAATCACCTTTCTTTTTAACTTTTGTTTTTTCTTTTGGTTTTTTAAGATTATTTAATTCCCAACTTATAAAAAGCCAATTAGGATCTATATATATTAACTTAAAATTATCTTTTTTTAAAGATGTTATTAAATAAGTTTTTAAATCTTCAACATTATATAAAGGAACTCCTATAATAAATTCAGGTATTTGAAAAAAACAATATGTTTTTTCTATATTTGCATTATAAAGAATTCTATTATGTATTTTTTTTAATATATCGTCAAACTTCTCTAATCTTTTAGTATTCCTTTCATTTATTTTATCATACAAGTTATTAATATCTAAAGAACTCATGTTATATTTTATAAAATAAAAAAAATTTGTTAAATAAATATGAAATATGATAGCCTCTTATTATCGGGAGGTGGTCTTAAGTGTTATAGTTTTTTAGGTGTCATTCATTATTTATTTGATAACAATATTATCGATAATGATTTTAAAAATATTAAAAATATCGTAACTGTATCGGGTGGCTCTATATATATTTTTCCACTATTAATAGGGTATTCATTAGATATAACTATAGAAATATTTAAACAGTTTTCTATAAATGATCATATAGATTTTAATGATATATCTATTCATAAATTATTAAATACTTATGGTCTATATGATGCTAGTAAACTACTTGAAAAATTTATAAAATGCTTATTAAAATATAAAAATCTTAAAGAAGATTTAACTCTCAAAGAACTTTATGAATTAAATAATATTAATTATGTTATTAAAACAATCAATATTACAAAAGAAAAAATATGTTATTTAAATCATATCAATCATCCAGATATTCCCATTTATAAAGTACTATGTATGTCATCTTGTATTCCTATTCTATGTCAACCATTTAAATATAAAAATGATTTATATCTTGACGGGGGTATATGTGGTCATTACCCTCATGAATATAAACTAAAATCTAAAAAAAAATTAGGAATACGGATTACTTCAAATGATTATTATTTAAATGAAAATAAAAAAAATAATCAACCTGATAATATAATTGATTATTTAAAAATTATTTATCAATTAACAGATAATCAACCAAGAAAAAAAAATATAATTGATATAAATATTAATGGAGTAGGTGTAGATATTAGCAAAGATAATAATGAAATATATAAATATATAAATATAGGTTACAATACTGCTAAAAAATATTTTGAGAATCATTAATAAAGGGAAACCAATTTCCTATATATCAATGCCCACTTCTTATCAGATGCTTCAATATATCGTCCACCAACAAATAAACATAACTTAGTATTATCCCAACGATCTGGATCATCCGATAGAAGATCAATATCCTTAATTACACCACTCACCTTTGAATCAGTTAAAGCTTTAAACAACTGATTAATTAATGTTCTCTTTTCTTCATTCATGAGACCCCTACGCTTCTCTCTATATAATTTCCTTTGTTTTCGGTTAAATCGAATTTCATCACCTCTTTCGTTATATTCATTATTCTTTTTTTGAACAAGTCTTCGATATCTCTTATGAAGTAATACGACTTCTTCTTGTGATAAATTTTTATAATAATACTTATCATCATTAATTTTATCTTGAACATAATCCTCATATTCTCGACATGTATAATCTTCTGATAATAGACCTTTTTGAAGACCATACAATTTATCAAGTCCGGTTACCTTTGATTTTTTTAGTTGACCCACTACCTTATACTTACTTGTAGGTAGTTTAACACTACTGCGTGGTCTGTAATGGGCTAATCCATCCTTTTTATTTAATTCTCTTGATTTAGGAGGTAGTTTCTTACCTTCTCTTATTTTATTTACCCGTGTTCTACCAACTTGTTTATTGGGGCAATACATTTTTATTCTATATTATTGTATTAATTAGTTTTTATATCGTTTAAAAAAAATTTTATTTATAGAAATATCTCTAGACTTATTTTAATTAATCCTCCATAATCCTAAAATTAAATCGAGGCTTCTTTTTTGTCCCATTAGCAGATCCATCAGCAAGCTTTTTACCCAATACAAGTCCATGTTCTGTTTTCTCCTGTTCTTTTAGTAGTTCCCCCTTGAGTTCTGTTTTTGCAAGACGATTCCTTTTATCGATTCCAATATCATCGCAATGTTCTTCCCATCCATCATATAACTCTTCAAAACTTGAGAACTCATCGGTTTCTTCAATATAATCATCAAACCAATTCGCAAAGATATCAGAACTAGTCTTGTATAATTTTGTTTCTTCTTTGACTTGGGGTGGTGGTTGTGTTCCTTCTTTATCATAGGATTGATATTTTTCAAGTAGTTTCATCATAAAGATTAAATTCCATTTTTCAAGTTTAGCCGTTAGACTAAGGTCTGCTTCAAACTGATGTGGATCTGTCTTAGTTGGTCTTGGATTTTCTGAAAACTTTGAAATATATTTTACAACTTCAATTCGCCGCCAAATACCACCATCATTACCTCCTAAATGTGGAAGATCATTACACATAAGAACAATTTTAAATTGTGGCTTAAACTGTGTTGTACTCTTAAATAATCCACGGGAAGTCATTTTATCACCACCCGTCATCTGCTTCAATTTACCTACATAAATTACATCTTCCTTCTCAGGTTCCGACATATATACAAATCTAGCATTTTTTACATTTTCAAGTTCAGGAGAAGCAGCAGAAGAACTACCTCTTTTAGATGTTAGAAAACTCACATCCATAGATCGACTATAATCCCCAAGTGTAAAATCAAGAAGTTCGACTAATTTTGACTTCCCATTACCACCAGAACCAGTCCAGAAATAGAATTTTTCCTCACGTATCTCCCCTGATAAACAACTTGATAAGAATCTCATAGTATATTCCCGTACTTCTTCAATTGGAAATACTTTACTAAGGAAATCTTCTAAATCTTCATTTAATTCTTCATAATCATCTAATCCTCGAACATGGTCCATAAGAGATGAAAACTCAATCGGTCTATCAGATGGAGCAATCGGAAACTTAATACCGGTTGAAAGACTTACATAATCCGAAGGTAGTCCACCGCGAAACACACTATCAGTTAAATCATAAATCCCGTTTTCAAATCCAAGTAAATTCTTTTTTTCATTTAGTTTTTCTTGGAAATCTTTATCATAAAAGTAATCTTTACATTCTTTCATAATCTTATCCTTATAATTAGAATCTTTTAATTGAATCTGAATCTTTAAACATTTTGTATGTTTATCATCATAAGGTTTAGCAGCATCTTCATCTTCTTTTTCTTCTATTTCTTTTGCCTTTTCCTGAAACTTACGACCATGATAATCATATAATTCAACTATTTCATTTGAAAGTCGCGAACGTAAGATATGTCCGGTTTCAGTTTCTTCCCATTTTCCACCATTTAATTCATTAAAATAATACCAAGAATTAGTCTTTATTTCAGCACATACAAAACAATCTTTAAAATAATGATAAATAACATTAGCAACATCAGCATGAGATCCAGAAGAACCTACACTTCTATTAATTAATGTTGAAACACTGTCTCTTGTAATGTTTTTCCAAGAATCATAATCATCAAGTTTAGCCCAATGATTAAGGGAACCAATAGTAATATTTTTATTATTATTCTTATGAAACCAATTCCATTGTTTTTCACATTCAGAAGAGTTATTATACATTGGCCATTTTTTACTAAATGCGATCCATGAGGATAATAGTGATGGACTAACAGTATGGAGACAATATCCAACAGACATCCATTCATTATAATTACTAGCTCTTTCTGGTGATAATATTAATGCTAGTTTTTTAGCAACATCTATATCATGTTTCTTCACGCTACAAACAATTAAAGGATTTATATCCTCTCTATCAATATCTTCAATCGAAGTTTTAGATGATAAACTAGATGTGGATGGACTTTTTTTTAGACATTCTTTATATCCAACATTTATTTCCTCTTGCATTTTCACACTATTTAATTCAATAATTTCACATGGATTATCAAGATATAAATCCAATGGCATATTAATAAGATTATCATCAGATAATTTAAGGATTTTAGTTAGTTTATAAACAATTTCATTTGGTTTTCCGGAACCATAGATGAACCAATTACCACCTTTGTAAATATTATCATCAATTATTTCTCCCATACTATTTGATGGTGGTGTGAATCCTTCTTCCTTAAAATAATTAGAATAATCAGATTCAATTATCTTTTCACGGAGAACGCGATATGTTTTCTTTTGAGCTATAATATATGGAAATAAGAAATGTAAACCATCCTTAGATTTATACTTTTTTTGAGGGGCATCGAGAATTTTATCTTTCTCCATGACCCAACAGATTTTTTGTTCATTTGATATATCATACACATTTTCAATATGACTAAATATATCATTGATTATCCTTTTTAAAACATCGTCATTATACTGTCTTTCAGTAAAATGATCTTTATATTTAAAATCCAAATCGATAACAAGTCGACTAATGTCTTGAACTTTTTCTACAATAGATATCTTATTATTATCTCTAAATAAAGCTTTACTCAATAACTTATAAAACTCTGACATCTTTTCATTCGGTATATCATATGATCCTCCACAATCAATATCTCCACCCCCGTATATAGAATGAGTATGTTTATCTTTTTTTGGATGTTTATTCAGAAATGTTTGTAATTTTGGATAAATCATGTATTCTAATTAAATATTTTAATTTTAATTTTAAGTATTCAAATTCAAATTTTTAAATTTATACTTATTTAAAACTGACCTGACTAATAATAGTAAATGGCGGAAAAAGCAGCATTAAAAAGAATAATTAATAAAGATATTAAAGAAATAGCAAATCAAAATTTAAATTCTCATGGTATTTATGTCCACTTTGATGAAGATAATATGTTAAAGGTAAAAGCCATGATTGTCGGTCCAAAAGATTCTTTATATGAAGGTGGTTTTTTATTTTTTAATATAACATTCCCTAAAAATTACCCATATGCGCCCCCTGATGTAGCTTATGTTTCTAGAAATAATATAAGAATACATCCTAATTTATATGTTGGACATCACTCAAGTGGATTAGGTAAAGTCTGTCTATCTATTTTAGGGACGTGGAATGGTCCAAAATGGACAACAATTATGGACATTACTACGGTATTATTATGTATTCAATCTTTATTAGATTCTAATCCATTTCATCATGAACCCGGGCAAGAACAGAATAATTCTCCACAAGTATTATTATATAATGAAGTTATTCAATATGATTCAATTAATACTTTATTAATGAAAAACTATATTGATACTCCCCATGGATTCGATATATTTCATGAAGATATGAAGGAAGTATTAAATAAAAATAAAGAAACAATACTTAATAAAATAGTAAAATTAAAGGAAAAAAATAAATTAAGAAGGGAAGTGGTTGTTAGTTTTTATAGAATTAAGACTATTATTGATTATGAAGATTTATTTCATAGATATAAAGAATTATTCAATATTTAAAATATTAAAATTTGATAAAAAAAATACTTATAATTATAATATAAATATTATTATATGGAGATAAACTTTTGTGATAATTGCGATAACTGTCTATTTTTATATTCGGATGAAGAAAAAAAAGAACTATATCTAGGATGTAAGGCTTGTCAAACGAAGAAACCATATTTACAGGAAAAATGTATTTATAGCAATAAGTATGAAACAGATTTAAGTGAAACAATTAATCAAAATAAATTTCTAAAAGAAGATAATACACTTCCAACAATTAAAGATAATTCAAATATTAAATGCCCAAATATGGAATGTAAGAGTATTAAAGATAATGAACCATCTGATATCCAATATATTAAATTCGATAGTACAAATATGAAATTTATGTATGTATGTAAATATTGTTCTCAAAAATGGACAAATTAAAATTTGATTAAATTAATTTAAAAATAAATAATCTATAATATAAAATGGATACTATTGAAACATCTTCAGATGAAGAGATAAGCGATAATACAGAAACAATTGTTCAAACTGGAATTGAAGATTTATCTAACTTTAGTAGTAAATATGAACATGAAAAGAAAAATTACATAACACGCCCTTATTTAACTAAGTATGAAAAAACGAAAGTTCTATCTGAAAGAGCTCAACAACTTTCAAATGGTTCTGATTCATTTCTTAAAAATCCTCAAAGTTATTCAACTGTTACAGAAATAGCATTAGAAGAACTTCGACAAGGGAAAATTCCATTTATACTTAGAAGACCAGTTGCTAATAATTACGAATACTGGAAATTAGAAGATCTACAAATTGTATAATTATTTTTAAAAAATTTTATAATTATTTTTTAAAATTTTTATTATTATCTTTTAAAATTTTTATTATTATCTTTTAAAATTTTTATATTGTTATTAATATAAATGAATGATGTTTGTTTTATTTTGTTATTTTTAGTCTTAATTATTATTGTTTCAAGAAATTCGGATGTTGAGAAATTTGAAAATATTGAAGCAGAAATGAATGCCGAAGTACAAAAAGAAGAAGAAAATAAAGAACTTCCAAAAGTAAACGGGGCCCCTAAAAAATTAACAACTGCTTCTGAAAATGTACCCAAACAACAACAAGTCCCTAAACCCCCTCCTCCACAAGTACATGGAGAAAATTTAGATTTTAAAGTATCTGGTTATGAAGATGGCGACCTTTTTGCTTCATATGAAGATAATTATGGTGATGTTGTACCTCTTTCTATGCAGTCGGATTATGCCATTCTAAAAGAAAAACAAATTATTCGCCCTAATTTAATGGGTAATATTGAAGAAGAAAGAAGTCCAGGATACATATCCGATTCTCAAGCACCTCCATTTGATCCCACCGCAAATACGGGTTTAATGGCGGTTGGTCAAGTTGGAGAAAAAGAAGAAGTCACTGGTTCAAAATCAGTAGAAGTTCACTTCGTCTATGCTGAATGGTGTGGTCATTCTCAAAATGCTATCCCTGCTTTTGAAGAATTAACTAAAGTAAATGATGTAAAGACTCAGTCAGGGACACCGGTCACATTTGTTATGACCGAAGAACAATCTGATGGATTTGCGGCATTTAAAGGAAAAGTTCAAGGTTTCCCAACTTATATGACGGTTGTAAAAGAAAACGGAGAAGTTAAATCTATGGATGAACTACTCGTCCAAAGTAGAACAAAAGAAGGCATTTTAGATGCTACTAAAGAATTAGTATAATTTTTGAACATTTATGGGATTTTTTTTACCGCTAAATTGTCCCTCATCAACTCTTTCTTCCGTTGAATAATTTTGGGCAGAATATGTCCAATATGAATCAGCTCCTATTTTAAAATCAGGTCTTTTTTCTGCTTTATACCAGAAAACTTGATCAGATAATTTATTTGATTTAGCATTATTATTAATCACTAAACATTCATAATTTTCTGTACACTGATCCATCACTTGACAAAACATTTCAAACTTAGGGAACATCCCCGCATAATGTTCATATAAACGCTTTCTATTCGATACATAATTTTCTCGTAATATAAAAACATAATCTACATTCGTACGTAGATTTGGAGGAACACCTAAAGCATATTGCATTGTTAACAAAAATAATAATTTATAATGTCTTCCATTCATAAATACAGATCTCATCCATTTATCTTTGGCCCAAGTATTATCATATAAACAATCATCCAATATTAAAAATGCCCTAGGATCAACCTGGGCCTCTCCACCTGATTGATTATTTTTTTCTATTAATAATTTTTGTCGTTTTAACATATTTTGAATTATTTCAGATTTAAATTCATCGTGAATAAATAATTTAGGAACAATCTTACTATAAAACTGATTTGCCCCTTCTGTACCCGAAATAACCTGACCTACAGGTATGCCCTGGTGATGATATAAAATATCTTTACACAAAAATGACTTTCCAGTATCTCTTTTACCAATCAGCACTACTACTTTATCATCTTTTATTTCAGACATATCAAATTTTCGGAGTTCTAAATTCATAGCCATTATATATTACTTTAAAATATTTTATTTAATAACAATATTTACGCATATTAAGTAAGTTTATTCTATAAAATAATTGTATTTGTTTTTTTAATTATGTCAAATACTATAATTAAATATCAAAAATGGAATAAAAAACAAAAAAATGAATTCTTTAAATCTTGTAGTAATAATTTTAATCTAAAAGAACCACAATTTTACCAACCATATTTTTCATTATATTTCCATATTCATAATACCAAATCATCTCATAGAACAATTGATTTAGAACGTAATTTAAATGTTCTTGAGATTATAAGTACTGAGAATGAAAAATACCATACATCAAATAATATAATTAATTGTAAAGTTCTAAATAAAAAAGATAATATTATCACTGAAGAAAAATTATTCTGTAAATGTATTCCATTATTAGATCCACTATTCTTTATGATGAATAATTATAATAACTATATCCATAGAAATCCACTTTTACCCTCATGCTATTCATACAACACATTCAATAAACTCAATGATATGGATAATACAGCTTATATAGATACATTTTTCTCATTTATATGCTCCGAATTAACTGTCAAAGATATAAATCCATCTTTTCCAATATTTTATGGTTCTGTTAACGGAATTAAAGAAGAATATAATTATGATATAAGTGAAGATTATCAACAATATAAAAAAGAAAAATGGTTTTATAAAAATTTAGGTAATCTATATTCCCTCGATTTATATGTATCTTCAGATGAAGAAGAAGATGAAGATAATGAAGAAGATGAAGATAATGAAGAAGATGAAGATAATGAAGAAGATGAAGAAGATGAAGAAGATGAAGAAGATGAAGAAGATGAAGAAGATGAAGAAGATGAAGAGAATGATGATGTAATAAGTAATGTAGATAGTTTATCATCTTTATCGTCGTCATCGTCATTATCCAGTTATAATAATGATGATACTATCGCATTACTAAAAAATATACCATGTCAATTATTCTTTATAGAAAAATTGGAGGGGACTTTAGAAGACCTTTTAGATGTGATTGAAAAAATAAATCATGAAGTATTATTATCGTGTATTTTTCAAGTTACATTTGCTTTAGCATATTTACAAAAATATTATAATTTTACACATAACGATTTACATATAAATAATGTAATGTATAAGAAAACCGATAAGATATATATATATTATAAATTCAATAATATTTATTATAAAGTCCCAACACACGGCTATATATTTAAAATAATAGATTTTGGAAGAGCCATATTTACATTTCATAAAAAACAATTTTTTAATGACACATTCCACAAACATGGAGAAGCAGGTGGACAATACTCAGAACCATATAATAAATTATTCAACCATGAAATCAAAAATAATATTATTAAGCCTAATTTCAATTTTGATTTATGTCGTCTTGCTATAACAATTCTAGAAGTATGCGAATATAATAAAAATAAAGATTATAAAGGAAAACAAAACATTTTTGATTTTATTTATAATATGACAATTGATAAACATAATAACAGTCTTGCTGATTTAAATGATGATTTTGAAATGTATGTTTCTATCTCAAAATATGCCTGCTCCTCAAAACCAACTGATATATTACAAAATTGGATTTTTAATGATTATAAAATTAAAAAGAAATATTTCCCCAAAAAATTATATTATCATTTAAACTAAAATGGAGGTCTAGTAGATTTAGACATTAATATATCTCCCGATTTAGGAGTATCTACTTTAGTTGTCATGCTATTACTAGAAGATATAGATTTCATAAAAAAACACATGGCAAAAGATATTCCAAAAACCATTAATAATTCCTGATTCCTATTACCTACATGACTTTCATATTTAGATGTATTAAATAAATAATACATAAATGTATTTGCTAAACTTAAAATAAAACTAAAAACAAGATTATTATTAAACATTTATTATCTAAACTTATAAAATAATTTCCATCATATTACTCATCAATAGCATCATCAAATAAAGTATATTTGTTTGCTGTTTTATCAACAGAAATATTTTTTTTCTCCATTAATGAAGATACATCATCGAAAAAATTATCTATTGTTTGAGCATCGTCAGGTATATCTTGTTTTAATATTGATATTATTTCTTTATCATTAATATTTTTATTATCATCATTAGAGTTTTTAATTACTTTAATTGTACTGTCTTCCGGTTCCGTTTCTTCTTTAACTGGTTCCACTCCTTCTTTAACCGGTTCCTTTTCTTCTTTAACTGGTTCGTTTTCTTCTTTAACCGGTTCCACCCCTTCTTTAACTGGTTCGTTTTCTTCTTTAACTGGTTCGTTTTCTTCTTTAACTGGTTCGTTTTCTTCTTTAACCGTATTAGAATTAAACCTTTGAAGTAAATCAAAGCCAGGTATAGAGAATTCTTCTTTTTTATCGTCAATTACTTTATCATCATTATTATTATCATCATTTATATTATCTTCTTTAAGGACAACTTCAGGTGTTTCTAGTTTTTCATTTATAACTTCTTTAATATTCTCTTCCTCGTTTTCCAAACTATCCATAAAAGTTGATAAGATTTTAACTTTATCTATTTTATCTTCTTGATGATCAATGATATCTACATTATCATATTTTTCTTCTGTTATATCTGGAATGTCATTTATAGCCAAACCATCACACTTTTCTTTTATTTCATCTTCATCTGGGGAAACATATCCAATCTCTTCTTCTTTTTCAACTTCTTCTTTTTCAACTTCTTCTTTTTCAACTTCTTCTTTTTCAACTTCTTCTTTTTCAACTTCTTCTTCTTTTTCAACTTCTTTTTCAACTTCTTCTTCTTTTTCAACTTCTTTTTCAACTTCTTCTTCTTCACTTGAATTATTTTCTTCTTCTTTTTGAGAAGGTATAATTGAAAGGTTTCGTAATTCGTTTACTAGAAGCTCCCTTAGTTCATTGCTATTATTTCTTTTTCTAATTTCAGTATTAGTTGTCTCATATGTATCTAAGTGTTGCCTTAAGATTTCTTTCACGGGTAATAACTTACGTATTGTATTTTCTATAGATTCTTTTATTATTAATTCAATTGTTCTCATATTCTTTTGATAATCTGATCCTATTAAATTGTCATCAAATAAATAAGGATTTTTCCATATTTCACGCGCTATATTTATATAACATTTATGAATAAAATTAATTGTCTTAGGAATTGTTAAATCTATATTCGCATGATTATTTGAACCTATCGATGTTAATATTTTTGTATGACTTATAAATACAGCAGTAATTAAATCATCCAACCAATCACAATTAGACATTTGAATAATTCTTTCTGTTTCAGTTTCAATAATCTCATTACTCCATAATGGAACTTTTTCTAAAAAAGTTCTAAATATAATTACTATAGACTTATCGGAATGTACCTTTTGATAAGCTTTAGATTCATCATATATAGAACTTAAACCATCAAAAATTTGTGGAGTTATATTATCTATTAATTGAGATGTATATTCCATTTTTGCATGTGTAAAAATAGTATTATTAGTATCTTCCATAAATGATTAATTCTAAAATATATTTTATTTTTAGAATTTATACTATATAAAGTAAATTTTAAAAATAATTATATTATATATTAAATATTAATGGCAAATGAATTTAGACTAGGGGGGAAGTTTGAACAATTAGATGGTTTAACCATAGGGGGTATCAATTTCCCCAGTGATTTTAGAGGAGTTGATAGGAAATATCTATATTACAGTAACAATGGGGGTATGACTTGGGCTACTTCGGGTGTTGATTTAAAAAATAATACTACTGGAAGTTTATCTTATATAGTAGAAAATCTAGACTTAGGGACCGGGATAAATCGATTAGACCCACAGACAAATCAATATTTAATGATAGGTGGATCAAATAATAATTCATCACTAATAACAGGTGGTTCTGATAGAAAAGGGACTGGATTATCAGGCAAAATCAAAGGTCAATTAACAATTGGACTTACTCCAGGTGATTATTCGATAGCAGGGTCAACTGATAATTATGGAAGTTCAATGACAGATTATTTATCATTATCCCATAAAGAAATCAGGATAACAGATGTTAAAGAACAAGATAATAATAAGTATTACCCTTCTCTTGATGGCGGATTAGTCTTAAATACAACGGGAATATATAAACGCCAATCAAATAATTGGATACATTTATCAGAAATATCCGAAGTACTTAAAAATAAAATTATCAAATCACCATTCCTAGATGGAGATATAAAACATTCAGAAATGAAAACTAATATTTTCCAAGGTTATAATAGTGGAACATCTTCAAATACTATAGAAAAAGTTTCAAATGAAGAAGACTATACAACATCAGATAGTAACGTCATGTATAATACAAGTATTATAAATACTAATGATAATTATTACAATTATAATAAAATATACCTAAATCCAATCATAAATAAAAATGATGATTATAAAAATTGGACCCTTAGTATAGCAGAGGATACAGGTATTATTAACGGGACAATTGAATCGTCAGGAGTAACCCTCGATGTAACAAATAATTTATATGATATTATATTACATGTAAATGACCCTGATACAACAACTGGGGTCCATACAGACACAGGTAATTATTTATCTAATGTAGATAATTCTTATAAAGATTGGAGGTTTGTTGTTACTAAAGAGGTTCCGGGTGAGGATGACGTAGTCTTTTATTTTAATATTATTAAATATGACAAAGATAGTAGTCCAAAGAAATTTCATTTTTCTAAATCAGAACTTAAAGTAGAAGATGCTGATACAGTTTTTCAAGGAGCTTATTTGAGCGGAGAAACAAGGAAATTTAAAATATCCCCAAATGAAGATATTCAAAAAGTAGTATCAGACTCTTTTATTGAAGATGGAAGAGTTAAAGGAGAATTATACAGTATTACTAATCCAACCTGGTCAAGTGACCTTTATCAACAATCGGATTATGATTACCTTATTTCTTTTGGATATATGAAATTTTTATCATCAACCGTAAATACACCATCATCAGCTAATAAATTTGGAGGAGATGATTATTTCTATCATGGATGGAATATAGAAACCCTTAATCCATACCAAAAAGGTGTTGTTCAATATCAAGGAACAGTAAGTACGGGGGCAGGGACGGTTGACTCAAATAGATATTACTCTGATTCGATTATATCTGTTAATAACGGTAAAGATGAATTATATGGTAGTTATAATACTACATCAGGTCTATTAGCAAATCATTCAACCAAAGATGGAACAAATGCTTTAAATTCTAATTATTATACAGATTGGACTATTGAACTTAAAAATGATTCTGTTTCACCAAATTATATAAAAACAACCATAGTTACTTCAACAAGTACAAATGGAACAGGAACTACCATAACCTTAAGTGATTCTTCGGGAAATGGCTTGTTAGTAACTGGGTCAAAATATATATTAACCCCACCAAGTATCACTGGAAATATCCTTCATGTTAATAAAGATTCTGGAGGAAATCCGATCTTTCAATTGGAACCACCCTATTCAAATATATCCAATTTTTATAAAGGTTGGACCATTAAATGTGGAAATAAAATTTCTGTTATTGATAATGGAACATTAGAAAAAGGAACAATGGCGGGAGCACTACAATTAGATAGTAATGCTAGTTCTGTTGATGACTATTATAATAACCATAAAATTATCATTGAAAATCCATCCGATTCAGGAATAATAACTGATTATAGTTCAACGACTAAGACTATAACCGTTGCGACATGGGATAGTGGAAACACACCGACAACCACATCATCTACAACATATACTATTGAAAATGTAAATGCAATGGACTTTAAAAATCAATCAGGGACATATAAATGGAATCACTCATTAAATGATAACGAAGAAGATTTTAAAAATGTGTTAGATGACAATCACCGTATTCCTTCTGGAACGTTTTCATCGTCAACAGGTACATTAATAAATTCATCTGATTATAGAAGTGGTGATTCTGATTATTATAAAGGATGGACTTTAAAAACCGTAAATCCTCACGAATCTATAACTATTGGGACATATAGTACAGGTTCAGGTTCTTCATTTACTTTAGGAACTCCATCCCTTCCAACAGCATCAGCAAATTCTAGTTTTTATATAATCCCCCCAGAGTATACAGGCTGGATTTCTCCATCATCAACTTTATCGGATAAAAAAATAATCGAGATTCCATCAACATTAACGTACTCACATAATCCAGAATTATCTGTCATAGGAGCAAATTTCTTTAAAGGATGGAATATAGAACTTACACATTATACCATCTTATTATCAGAAACAATTGTAGATGATGTTACTGTTGGAAATGATAAATTAAAAAAATCTTCATCTGGATGGACCGCTGATGATTATAAAGATAATATCGTATTTGTTGAAACTAATAATGTTCAAGAAACAAGAATAATTATTTCAAATACATCTGATACATTAACACTTGATAGAACTCTAGATACTGCCCCAATTCAAAATACAACTAAATTTAAAATTGCTCAAATTATTGATGAGAATGGTAAAAGTATTGTTAAACATCAAAAATCATACATTTCTGCTTCAACCGCACAGAGTAATTCACTTATAACTGTAACGTGTCCAGAATTGAATGAAAGTATAGGGTCTTCTAATATTGTGACATTTATATTAACCCCTAAAACATCTTATGAACTATTTCCACCATTAAGGAAAGGATCGGGTATTATGGAACTTTATGGAAAAGGAACAACAATGACAAATCCAAGTTCTAAATATATACTTACTCCTCATACAAAAGGTAAATTTTCAAGGGGGGAATTTGAAGATGGATCAACTACTAATCTAAGGTTATCAAATGAAGCTAGTTTAGTTGATGGTTTTTATAATGGATGGTCAATAAAAACAACTAATCCAGATGATTTTGGAATAATTGCAGAATATTCTGGATCAACAAGAGAAATTACTGCGTCAGAAAATTTTAAAAATACTGAAATCAAAAAAACATCCAATACTACTTATGAATTAATCCCACATACAGAAGGAATTTGTAAGGATCAAGGTAAATTATCTTATTATGCTAATTCTATGGATGATTATTATAAAAACTGGTATATTGTTACAAGAACACCGGTTTCAAGTGGTTCAGTTAAAATAAATCGGAGAGTAGGTGTAATTACAAGCTATACTGGATCGAACAAAGAGTTCCTATGTGCCAACCATACAGGAACCCGTTTAAATACATCGACATTAACAACTTATGTACTATATCCACCAAAAGTAATTGAGGTTTCCGATTTAACTGTCGGTAAAAATATAAATTATAAATTATCTACACCCCATTTTAATAGTTATGATGTCCATACCGAATATGGAGAAATTGGATCGATTGATGAAGGATTCACATCTATTAATCATAAAAAATTATTGGATTATAATAGTAAATATTCAATTAATCATTTCTATAATAATTGGAATATTTCAACTTCAAATGTATCAGGTAAGATAATAAATTATGATAATAATACAAGAAACATAATATCTACATTAGAAGAACATGAAGTAAAAGGGAAAATGGTTTCAGATAAAATTCTCGAACATACAGCAAGTCAAATAAAAGACTATTACAAAAATTGGAAAATATTAATAACAGCAGGAACTAATGCTGGAAAAGAAGCTAAAATTATTAGATATAACGGAATGAATAGACAAATAACAACATTACCTGAAGATTTTTATACAGATAATACATCAGAATATATATTATATCCATTATACCATGCCAGAAATGATCAAAATACTTATAATGAAGGTAGTAATTATATTATCTATCCATCAAAACATTTATATGGAACAATGGACGGACCCTTAAAATTAGATAGAAATTCATTAAGAATAAATAATTATTATGTAGGATGGACAATTATAGCAACAACAGGAGGGAAAACAGAATCATCTTTAATAGATGAATATGATAATTCAACAAGGATAATTGTGGCCGATCAATTATCCTCAAACTTCACTAATTCAAAAACATCTTACTACTTAACAAAAGATAAACATGTTATGGGAAAAATGAGGACACCTATTAGAGAGGTACTACAATCATTTAAGCAAGATCAAGCAATTACAGAAAATTTTGAAGTAACTTTAAGAAATGATAATCCAAATAAAGATAAGACAGGTTACTATGAAGGATGGGATGCCTATGTTATATTTATCGATAATACTGGAAAACAACAACATATGCATACAAAAGTTAGTTATCACAACTACTTAGGTACTATAGGATTACCTGGTATATATGGAATTTCCGCAACTACACATGAAATAACATTGGTAGAACCACAAAAAATTATATTATCTGAAGATGCTTTCCCTGTAGATAATCATTATAAAGGATGGACAATTAACGCCACAACAGACGGAATAACCCAATCTTCAATAATTACAGATTATAATGGTGTGTCAAAAGTAATTAAAGCACCCGGTTTAACAAATGTTACAACAGTTTCGACAATATACACACTATGCGAACCTATTGAAGGGACAATTGTAAGGAATTCTAAAAATGGAGGAACTAATACAGGCGACTCAGATACTATTGTTTTACCAAGTATATTCAATGATAAATCTAATTATTATAAAAATTGGAGAATTGAAATTAATAGTGTTAGAAAAAAAATTACAGGATATACAATTACAACAAATACATTAGAAAAAGTTCTAACTTTAGAATCAAATATATCTCCAGGTACAGGGGGATGGTCAAATACTAAATTTAAATTATTAACCCCTGATGCCAATTATAATGTTGGAATTGGATACCAAAGCGAATTAAATAGAACAGATGGAAATAATAATATATCAATCGGTAAATTTAGTGGTCCGTTAGATACAGAAGGCTCTAATGATGATAACTTATATATAGATAGTTCATATGCGCCAAGAGGATCAAACTCATTCATATATGGAGATATGTTTAATTGCTCATTATCACTAAATTCAGATGTAACTATTAGTAATAATTCAGCTAATTCAAGCGGATCCTTAACCGTTACGGGAACAACCACTTTATCATCTACTTTAGATGTTACAGGAGCAACAGGGATTGATGGAAACTTTGATATAGCAAATGATAAATTTACAGTCTTATCGGC